GCAAAATTCTTTGCTTATACCACTCAAGCGTAAGGTAACAACTTGTGGCTTTATAGCAAAAGCTTTAGAGAGCATTGGCTTCAGAAGCTCCCAATGCCTTGCGGGATTTCTGTAGCTATCTTCAGTGCCTTCGAAGAAGGTGGCGTCTATGCTAACGTAATCGTGCTTTCTCTTTATCTAGTAGCTGTTAAAATCTTCATATACGAAATTGCACTTATCCGTTAAGCTGTATTGGAACTTATGCATTTCCAAACCTTTGTCTGCCTCCGGCACCTTTGTGACCACAGTTATAAAAGCGTCCTTGTTCATCATCCTTACCCAATTTGCATCGCCGCCAGGATGTGAACCAACCATGAGGGGTTCCTTAAACTCCGTTATGTCTCCATTCTTGGAAACGTTACATTAGTAAAATCGGTAGATTCCTTGTTAAACATGTGCGCTAATCTAAGTGCCTAAACTGACTTAAAGCGGCGTAATAAATTGTAAGGCTAAATATTAATTTTGGCAACATGTCTGCGCGCAGGCTTTGCGCGTCTTTCTCTCTCCGATGCTAACTCGTTTAGCATGTTGTGGCATCTATCTATATGGTTATAAGAATATTAGTAGGATGGTTTAGTAGCTTAGAAATTAGGTTAACAAGGCCCATTACTTTAATCATTGAGGGCTTGCCAGTTATAAAGGCTTATGGAGCCTACTTAATCCAGCAATTTATCTTTAGTTGATAGATAAGCATTCTCAATTTGACCTATAACACCGTATACGTCATATTTATGTCCTACCTAAAAGTTGAGATTGAGCATCAACAATTTATTGCTTCTATTGGTTACATAAGTAATCTACTAACCAAACTTTTAAACTGTGAAGTCTATAGCATATCTAATGAAAGCTCTGACGACTACGTTGAACCAATTGTCCCATAAGTGTCCAACAAGAGCATCCAATGTCTTGTGTACACCTTTTATATTAACCTGACCTTCGTAAGCACCTCTCTTGTGCACTACATCAACGTTTTAATAATCATCAGGGAACGCTAAACGAATAAAGGTTTAGTGTTCATGCCTCCAATTAACGTGTAGACTTTTTAATTCGTCGTCTATGTCTACTTCTACGACCTTAAACTCCTTTGAAAGGAAATCTGTATGGTAAATATCTAAATTCTAAAACTGCTCCTCAGTGACTTCGTGTATTGTCAAGCCGAAGTCAACATACCACTAGTTTATTCTCGAAAACAACATTCTTTCATCGATGTTACTGTTCATGAAAATAAGGTTGTCATCCCCATAAAGAAGATAACCTACGTTCTCCTGGCTGTACCCATAATGCTTCATGAATGCATCAATAATAAATTTGTGAATTGCAGTGTTGTCGCAAGCTGTTAAACACCATCCAGACTTCATGCCATTTGGGATTTTGATTTTCCTATTTACATTTGGTAACAATACCTTACATTCAATCATATCCCTATAGCAATTGTTCATTAACTCTATGAACTGTTCTCCACCTCCTTTTTTCAGCAAAGCTTTATTAAATTCCTTAACTAAATTGAACAAGTTCGCGTGCAAGGACTTATCCCAGCCCTTAACATCTAGTGAGAATACTTTCATATTCTCAATGCTTACTCCGACCTATTTAGTCATTTTTGTAATTAAGTTCTCTGCACCTTAGGCGAACCAAGAAAATCCAATTGTAGTATTAAACTTGAAGATGTTCTCAGTCCACCATTTGCTGATGAAAGTGGACCAGACTGCGCAAGCCAGTACCGTTTCTAATGGCTGATAGATGATTGCTCTTCCTTTAGCTTTTAGATCTGCGGTTTTGCCCATCTTGCCTCTGGATGCCGCCATGCATGTACTATCCAATGTTCTTCCATTACTTTTGATTATCTCTAGAGCCTTTGGATGAGCGAAAGGATACGCATCCGACTTCTTCGGCAAACTTTTGTCTCCCTTTAGCAACTGCCATGGAAAACCTGAGGCAGTACTCTTTTAAATGTGATCAAACACTGGTTGTAGATCTTCGGCGGCT